CTTCGTAGTCGGGTAGATATTAAAGGCACGCTGCTGTCGCAGTTGTTTGACGCTATTGATAAACGAGTACCTGAAACCCCTGAACAAGCAACCAAACTGGCTGAGGCTAATCAGCAATTAAAGAACGACATGTTCGACATCTGGTTGGCGGCCATGCCTGAGCAAGCGTTCCGCAAACAGTTTGCACATCGCAAAGGACGTGCAGGTTATCGTCCTGACATCAAGCGCAACATCGCAACGCACATCGCTCGTGTGGCTCCTGCACTGGCTCGATTGCGTTATGGCCAAGAACTTCGCAATCAGCAGACTCGACTGCGTGCAGCAGTGCGCGTGCGTGAGGATTTGACGCCGTTCAAGCAGTCGGTCGATAAGCGTATTGACACGGTTCTGAACCCACAAGCGCAAACTGGGTTCTGGGATTCTTTCGCTGGCGCAGCGAACAAGCTGACTTACCTTACGTACCTGACAGGTGTAGCCACGGCTTTCTTGCAGCCGATGTCAATCTACGTCTCTGCTCTGCCTATTCTGATTGCCAACCACGGTGCTAATCCAGTGCGTGTGGCCAAGGAGCTCGGCAAGATGGTTGCGTACATGAAGCAGTACAGCATCATCAAAGAGTTGCCGGACGGAGACATTAAGTACACCGCGCCGACTCTGGCGAACAACAAGACGCTGCCTGAAGATGAGCGTCGCGCTATCCGTGCGATGGTGTCGATGAACGTGTCGCAGCAGACGTACTCGGGTTTTCTGTGGGACGCAGCCAAAGGGCTGGATGACGACATCGTTAAAGGCAAAGGCGCAAAAGCTGCCGATCTCGTGTTCAATGCGCTGCTGCGCAACACCGAGCGTCTGACTCGTGAGGTTGTCTATCTTGCAGCGTACCGACTCGGTCGGCAGCGTGGGCTGTCAGAGCAAGACGCCATCATGCAGGCGGCTTCGGACGTGAAAGAGTCCTTAGGCGACTACGACATAATGAACCGCCCGACATGGATGCAAGGGCCGTTTGGCCGCGTGGTCTTCTCAATGAAGATGTATCCGGTCGTTGTTACTCAGCAGTTGTTTGGCAACATGTACCGAATGATCCCTTGGCTGAACAAGGAAGGGAAGAAGCAGGCGTTCATCAAGTTCAGCGGAATCATGATGACAACGGCAACTCTTGCCGGTATCTATAACATGCCGTTTGCCGACTTGATCATCACGATGCTGACCAAGTTCTTGGAAGATCAGGACGACGACGATCTGCCGGACGAACTCAAAGACAAAGACCCCGTGCTTTGGTTCAAGACCGTGTGGATGCCCAACAAGCTCGGCGAGTTCAGCATTGGTGGCGTGCCGCTAGACGAGATTATTGGCGAAGGCCCGTTGACTGCACTGACTGGTCGCGCTGTAGGCCAGCGCATCGGTCTGAACGATCTGTGGTTCCGTGACGGCAAGCCAAGCCCAGACCTCGCCACTGCGGCGCAGTCATTCATGCTTAGCTTCTTCCCGTTTGCCAGCTACAGCACATCCGTGCTGAAAGCGGTCGAAGACTTCATGATCGGTGACTACCAGAAGGCTATGGAACGCTCCGTGCCGTTGGCCACTGCACGAAATTTCTTGATTGCTAGCCGAATCAAAAAAGAAGGGTTTGAGAGCCCCAAGGGTGGATTCGTTGAGCCTGAAGACGTAACTACTGCTGACGTAATCTGGCAAAGCATGGGCTTCTCCCCCGCCGATGTAGCCGCTGCTCGTGAGTTTTCGTTTAAGGCTACCGGCGAAGATCAAAAAATACTAATACAGCGTAATCAGATTGTTCGTAAGCTCAAGTTTGCGTTCGATAAGGGTGATGACGATCGACTGGAACAAATCCTAGAAGAAGATGTTGACAAGTTCAACACCAAAAATCCTGAAGTTGCGTTCACCTCTAAACAGATAACTGACATGCTCAAAGGCCACGCTGAGCAAAAAGCCTCATCCCGTGCTGGTATGGTGCTTAACAAGAAGAACGCTCGCCTGTTTGAAGAGTCGGTCGAGAACCTTGAGCGACGTCTAGAGCGTAGGCAGGAGAAATAAAAAAGCCCCGGCGCGATGCCGGGGCTGAAAGTTGGAAGGAGCTAACTTCCGTAAGGAGAAAGCACAGCAACTGTGCAGGTGAAGTATAGCGTCAAACGCGCCACACCCGCAACCCCTTTACGCCGTCAACCACTACGAGCTTGTAGACAAACTGCATGCCGAGCCGTTCGGCTACCTGTTTTATTGTACGCTTGGCCGCTCGATGATCAATACAGGGTACAAAGAACGAGTACCCCTTGCGCATCTTGCGCCAATCAATCGTGTAACTGACCTTCTCGATCTGCATGGTCAGGTGTGGGTACGTAGTCGTCCATGCGCAGGAATTCGTCCTTGGAAGTATCCAGTTCAATGGCGCGTACGGCAGGAGCGATTACCTTCATCCCCTTGCACATGCGCTTGTTGATCACGCCAACCAAGATACGCTTGTCCTCCATCTTCTTGAGCCAGTCTTTGTAACCAATCTGCCGTTCAGCGCAGTGCTTACGCATAGCAGACACCGTTACGTACATTCTCTTGGTATCGGGTTCGTAGCGTATGTGCAATTCTCCCCTTGGCTCCAGAATAGGAGCTGCGTCCAAGTTGGTGCGAGCGTCAGCGATGCCGTTGACCACCACGATGTTGTTAATGTGCTCGTTGACGAAGTCGCCCAAGACGTTGATGCCTTCGGACAGAGGCGGAGTGATCTCTTCGCGCATCTGGCTGAGCATATCTTTGAGCCAGGAGTAGATCACCTTCATGTCGTAGTCGTGCAGCCCGATCTTTTTGGCAATTAGCCCCCCGGTGATGTTGCACGCTGCGATGGCCGACCAGAACCGCTCCCGTGCGGTGAACTGAACTTCGGCGTCGATCTTTGCCTGTACTTGGCGAAGGGTAGATACGGCTTCTTCCAAGTTGTCCACCAGCCACTGGGCATAGATATCTCCGGCGTGCCCGTAGTTCTCAAACAGTTGATGATCAAACATCGCCTTACCCTCGGCGGTGCTGATGACAGTTGTGGGCTCAATCCGGTACTCGAACAAGCGCATAGATTCACCGTCCGGGGAGTCCTTGGCCAAGCCGAGCTTCTCGTAGAACGATGCGTTGGCTGATGTCAGCGTGATGCCTTGCCAGCTTGTTAAATTGACGCGCTGCTCGTTGACCGACGCTTTCATTCGGTTCTTGCCCCGACCCTGGCTGATGCTGTAGGCCAAGTCGGAGAACTCCATTGGGCTGGTGTTCGTGATCTCGTCGATTGTGTTGGCTAGATTGTTGAGCACGCCCAAGCGGTGCATCTTGGAGTTGTAAGTGTCCTTTGGGATGGAGGCGAGGTTCTTGGGATGCCCGATGATGCTGTTGCACATAAACAGAGTGGTGGACTTGCCGGTGCCTGACCTGGGGTAGATCACGTTGATGATGGCCCCGCTCATACCCGTGAACTTGAGCAAAAACGAACCGAACCCCGTGAGCGCAGCAAAAGCGTGCGGCTCAAGGCCGGGGCGAGCGTACATATTGAACACTTCCTTCCACGCCTCAAGCGCCCCCTTGGGCTTCATCATCTCGATCAAGTCTGTCGTAGAGGAGGAAGGCGGGCTGTAGAAAACTCCGTCTTTAGTGATCTCGCGGTCGCCAACGATGATCTTGGCGTCTCCGTCAACCCATCCAAACTGTGTGCGCATGATTTCTGCCTTCTTGGTTATCTGTAGGTTTTTTACTGAGGTGATGATGTAGTGCATCAGGTTCTTGACCTGGGCGTCTCCTGCGGCTACCCCCCGCTTGGCCAGCCCTTCGCGCACCCGCTCCTTGACGACTATGTCGGCTAGAGAAAGCGTAAATTCTTTGAGTCCGTCGCGTGGCAGATGCAGGTGCAAGAGAGCTGCTTCCCCTGCGAACGGGTCGTGCATGCGCTTGACCACGTACAGGTTGTTCTCGTACACCATGATGGGTTCGTCTTCGCCACCAGCGTTAAGGTAGATTGCACCGCTCTTAGCACGAAAGTACGGCTCGGGTAGGGTTGGAAAAGTCTGAGTTACCCCACCATCCTCTTCGCTACCGTCTCCGTCGTCGAACTCCTCAGCCCGTGCGATCTCAGCGCCAAGCATGATGGGCGACTTAAACTTGCCTTGGTTGGGGCAGCCCTCGCAGCCGCCTGGGTTCTCGCGCTCAAAGGTCGTGCAAAAATGCGGGCCACCAATGTCAGCGGCCTTCTTCTCTGTCTCCCCTTCTGTGTAGTTGGGGTGATCTTTGGACATCTTGTGGATGGCCGTATCACGGTCGATGCAATGGGTTGCGATCGATAAAGCCGAGCGCCACAAGTTGTAACTTATGTTGACTTGATTCTCAAAACAGTACAGCAGTTGCTGGCAGCCTTCGCCGTTGGCCGACTTGATCATGATTGTTTTGAACCGCTTGACGCGATCCTCAAACATCGTCTCCATCAGCGGGCTGAGTCGGCGCGGGATAAAGTCGCGCTCTTCTTCTGGCTTGGAAGCGCTAATCAACGCTTTCCAGTATTCATAACTCTGTGCTTCGTACTGGCTGTTTAGCACAGACACGAGCATTGGGTTGTCGGGGTTCTTGAAGTTGTAAGTGCCCGGCTCACGCAGAACGCGAGACGGCTCAAACACCGAGGGATCAACGATCAGACCGTTCTGCTGCGCAATGTCCCGCAAACGATGCGACAACGACACCCACATATTGCGCGGTATCGTCTCGGTCAGCACCCAATAAAAATGCAGGCCGTAGCCCGAATCAATGATGATCGGACGAGGCAGGTTGAGCTTCTTGCAGAAGTCGCGTGCAGCGGCTAGGCCGGTGGCTTGATCGATGTAGCCCTCAACCTTGCCTTTAGCGTTAGGCGTGCCCTTCTCGGGACCGCAGTCAATGTCCATCCACAGAGCACGAAAGTGCTTGGCATTGCTGTGTTCACGATGATCTTCATCGCCAAACTTAGCGCAACCAAAGTAAGCGTCAAACTTGTGCTTGATCAACCACTGAGTCTGTGTATTGAACTCTTCCCGCGTCGCAAAAAACGTTTGCTTTATGTATCTGCCCTTGCCCCACGAACAGTACCGTCCCTCCGCAGGGAGCACTGTATCGAGCAAATCAAAGTTGCTGGTCATGGAGTATCACAAAGGATGTGCAGCGCAGGGCCGAAGCCCCGCGCTACCCGGATTACCTAGTTAGGCGTGTAACGTACGCTTCAATGTCTCGTAACAGCTCGGGCCTTGGGTCGTGCCTTCCTTCAAACCAGTTGTAAACCGTCTGACGGGAGACACCGAACCGCTCGGCTACGTCTGCTACCGATACGCCGCTAGCAATACACGCGCGACCTAACGCTACGCCTACCAACCTTTTGCTGGCGCTTTTGTTCGCCGAAATGGTGTATTGGCTGTATCCGTGAGGCATCACTTACCCTTCGTCGCTCCAAGCAGAAACTACATCGGCAAGGTTTTTCTTACCGCCAGCTTCAGGCTCGGCTTTCTTGCTTGCACGCTTAGTCGGCTCGGGCTCTTCAGCCTTGGGCGCGACCAGTGCGGGCTGCTTGGTTACACCGTCTGCTTGCGAAGGAGTCATCACCACAAGCGCCTTGGTCTGCTCAGTGTTGGCAACCTTCTGCACCACATCAAACTCATTGCGCTTGATGAAGCGAGTCGGGCTAAACAGCAGCGACTGGTTGTCGTTGTCCTCGTTAAAGGAGATGCGGCTGACCATATAGTCAATGCTCTTGCCGTTGCTGCTCAAGTACTTAGTGTAGTTCTCGAACGTGAACGTGCCGTTGCCACCGTCACCGAACAGCGACTTGGATGCAAGGTTCATTTGATACACCTCCCCTTCCAGGTTGGTGCCGAAGTCCTGCTCAAGCAGCACAGCGATGCGACGACTGTAACGGCAAGCCTTGGACTGACCTTGGCCTGAACCTTTGGTGTTCTGTGGGCAGTCGTTGCAGTTGCGGGCTTGTGGATTAGTAGCCTTAGCGTCTGGTGCATTACCGTCGTTGCTAAAGCAATCCGGTGCAGTCGGCTCGGCATCGGGACTCCACGCCTTAGCGTAGAAAATGCGGCCCACCTTCGGAGCGGCGTTGACAATGATGGCACTTAAATCACCCTTGATCTTGCCCATCTCCTCCCCGCTGACCATCAGCTTGAAGGTGCCGTTCTTGGGCACGATGCGCTTGACGCCTGAGCGACCAGCTAATTGCTTGGTGAGTTCACTGACACCCTGCTGCTGCAAAAAGTCAGGCAGGTTTTGGTTGAGTACGATGTTGCTCATTTCTAACTTTCCTTGGAACGTCTAACAACCACGGTGAATTCCCGCTCGACATTGAGCCCAGCCGGATGCGCGTCGGGATTCTCTTCAAGAAACTGCTTCATGTGTGTCTGATGCAGTCGCTTTTCCAGCAGGGCGAACGCATCGTGCTTCTTGATAAAGTGATACATCGAATCCCAATCATTCGTCCAGTACCGTGACTTGACCGAACGGATGATCGTCCCTGCATTGGTCTTGATGCTGTTGGCGTCAACAGATTTACAAACCTCAAGCATCTCCTGCTCGATGAGCGAAAGCTGATTGCTCAACTCCTCATCTTCGCACTCAAACTTACGCTTGAGTTCACCGCGCGCATCTCTGATCTTGATGTAGATTGCGGTTAGTTGCTCAAGCGGTACGCCGCTAATTTTGGGGGTGCCTTCGGCTTGGACTTCTTCGTCCATGTTAGCTCCTTTTGTTGTCTGTGTTAGGTGATTGTACAAGCTTACTTGACTTTGTCAAGTGCTTTCGGCCAACTCTTGTTTGTAAAGTTCAACTATTTTTTCATGGTTGGCTATGTTGCTGCGCAGCAAGGTGTACAGCCGTGTCTCAATCGGGCTCCCCTGGATGTGCACCACTGTCATGGCGTTCTTTTGTCCTGGGCGATCGATACGTGCGTTAGCCTGTAGGTAAGTCTCAACGCTAGTGACAGGAGCGTACCAAACGACCGTGTCGGCTGCAGTCAGGGTAAGTCCGTGCGCCGCAGCTTTTGGCTGAATGATCAGCACCTTAGGGTCAACATCCGTCTGAAAACGCTTGATGATGTCCGTGCGTTCATGCACCGGCACTTCACCGTTGATGATGTTCGACGTTATGCGTTGTTTGCTCAGATAATCATGTATCTGCTTGATCGTGTGTGTAAACGGCACGAACACCAAGACTTTGTTACTTGCTTCTTCGATGACTTCCCTGACTGCGGCTAGTCTATTACTTGCATCAAAGTCAACGACTTCGCCTGTGTCCGTGTACACCGAGCCGCATGCAATCTGAAGCAGCTTGCTGAGCTTGACCGCTGCGTTGACTGCGCTGACTTCTTCCCCCGCTGCCTCCATGAGCATGTCGGTCTTAAGCTTCTTGTAGTATTTGATTTGCTGGGGCGTCATCGGTGCTTCCCGGTCAGCGAACGTAACCTCCGGTAGATCAAGGCACTGACGCTTCTCAAATCTAATTGCCGGTTGTAGTACACGATGCACGATCGACTGGGCTGCGGGCTTGGGCACCCACCTGTATTGTGTTACCGGATACATCACTTGGTCGCGGAACTGCCCATAGAAGAGCGGCACACCGTCGGGATTTACTAGCTTAGCCAAGCCATAAGCATCCACAGGCGACTGAGCAGCAGGCGTGCCCGTCAGCATCCACAGACCTCTGACGTGCTTCATCACGTCGCGCAATGTTTTCCACCTATCAGTCTGCGCGTTCTTATAAGCAGAGGCTTCATCCACCACGATCAAGTCGAACCCGCCGTTGATAGTCTCGGCTTTGCAGATGGAGACTCCATCAAAATTGATAACGACGTATTCAGCTCCCGCGTTGATGATCTCCTTGCGCTTATTGGCGCTGCCGTAAGCCACATCGACACGTCGGTGCACAGCGAACTTAAACAGGTCTTGCTGCCATGCCGAGTACATGATCGACAATGGGCACACCACCAACACCCTGCGCAGCAGCCCCAGGTTCATGAGGTAGTCGGTTGCCCAGATTACCGAGGCTGTTTTACCGGTGCCCTGCTCATTGAAGCAGAAGGCTTTACGTTGGCCAGACAGAAACGCTGCCGTTTCTTTTTGATGCAGGAACGGAGCCATGCCGGGAGGACACGGCCAGTTGTAGTTGGGGAGGAAATCTTGTTGTTCCATTAGTTACTTCTTCTTTTCCCGCTTGCTCACTTCCGACACGACCTTGTGCGCGGAGTTGCGCTTGAACGAACGGTTGCCCGAGGCACTCTCGACCTTGACGCCTTGCTTGTTTGTGCCACCCCTACTCAGTGCAACTTTGTGGGCTAAGTCTTTATCTTCACGGGCATCAGCGGTGCCGTCTTTGTTTCGGTCGGCGTTTTTCTGATCGAACTGTTCACGCGCACGCTGGCGCTCAAGTCGAGTACGACCTTCGCCACGTTCAAGCTGCTGTTGATATTCCTTCTTGTAAGGACGGGGTTTGTTCACGTAGGGCATCTTTACCTCCAGATACTTGTTTCATTGCTTCAGGT